AACCCCAACGGCGGGGTTTATGTACGCATTGATTATAATGTTTGCTTTCAATATTTGGGCGGGTATGCGGGCGGATGGGGTAAGCGTAAGACATTGCAAAAACTTTCGTTTCAGTAAGTTTAAAAACGCTTTGGCGGAATTGCTTTTGTACGTTGCTATTATACACGTTATTTATTCGGTAATGCTGCAATGTGGCGATAATGAAGCCGCCAAAGTAGTAATTAAATCGCTTACTTATGTTTTTATGTATGTGTATTTGCAAAACGCATTCCGCAACCTTATTAAAGCATATCCCACAAAGGTTGCGTTGCGTGTTATTTACCACGTTATCCGGTTGGAGTTTACACGGGTATTGCCGGGATATTGGCAACCGATAATTGAGAGATACCAACGGGAACACGATAGCGATATTATTAACAATAAAGAAAAGGAGGGCGAACAATGAACCAAACAGAGATTTTAAAGTATTTGGAGGGGCAAAAAACGACCCGGACGATTACGGATTTGATTGTACATTGCACCGCAACCAAGCCAGGCGCAAAAGTCAACGTTGATGTTATCGACGGTTGGCATAAAGAACGGGGATTTAAGAAACAACCCCAAAGCGGGCGAATTTGCGGTTATCATTTTGTTGTATTGCCGGACGGGACGATTGAAACGGGGCGTTATCTTTCTGAGATTGGGGCGCACGTTTCCGGGCAAAATTCCCGGTCTATTGGCATTTGTTACGTTGGGGGATTGGATGCCAACGGCAAAGCCGCCGACACACGCACCCCGGAACAAAAGGAGGCGTTAATATGGTTATTATCCCGATTAGTTGTTATGTTCCCGGACGCAACGATTAAGGGACACCGGGATTATTCCCCGGATTTGAACGGCGACGGTATAATTGAACCGTGGGAGTTCATAAAAGAATGCCCGTGTTTTAATGCGGCAATTGAATATAGTAACATTTAATTTTGTACCATTATGACAAAGAAAGACAAAAAGGAGTATTTGGAACAATTGGTTGCCAATCAAGGGAACCAAGCGGGAATTAGTATTGCCCCGTTGTTATCCGCTATTATTGCAGATTGCGAGGACGTTTTTACGGTTACGGTTGAGGACAACCAAGAAAATACGAAAAACGTAACGAACCCACAGGCGGAAATAGACGCATTTATTGACGCCGTAAACGCCGACCCGTTGCACAACATACCAAAAGTATATATTTCGGGCGTCGTAATTTCCTTTGCACAATTGGAGATTAACGAGGACGAAATAAATAGTACGGTTGAAATGGCGGGCGGACATTATGTTTTAACATTGAGCAAAACGCCCAATAGTTCGTTAATCATATACACGGCAAACACATGAAAAAATATCTAATATTGGCGGCAATCATTATGGCGGTTGCCGTCGCCTTTTGGGTACAACAAAGCCGTATTAAGAGTTTGACCGCCGAACGGGATAAATACCGGAGCAATACCGAAACGTTGTTGCAGGACGTCCGAACCTATCAAACAAAGGATAGTTTGAACGCCGCAAAGGTTGGGAATTTGGAGTTGAAATTATCCGAATATAAAAAGTACCGGGCGGATGATGCGGCGTTAATCAAATCGTTGCAGACAAAAAACCGGGATTTACAAAGGGTTACGACGGCGCAAATGGAAACGATTAACGAATTGCGGGCGAACGTCCGGGATAGTATTGTATATTTGCCCGGCGACACGGTTACGACAGTTTTACATTGTATTGAGTATTCCGACAAATGGGTTGATTTTGACGGTTGTATTATAAATAATACGTTTTCGGGCAAAATTATAACACGGGATAGCCTTTTAATAACGGAAAGTGTACAATATAAACGTTTTCTTAATTTCCTATGGAAAACAAAACGGATAAAAAACCGTGAATTTGATATTGTTTCAAAAAATCCACATACAAAAATTACCGGGTTTGAGGTTATAACAATAGAAAAATAACTATATTTGCGGCAAACGGGGATAGTTCGGAGTAGCTACCGGATGAAAAAAGATGCAACCACTTTTCCCCGTTTCCCTTTTTTGGTTGCTTACTTAAATGGTTGTTAATGGAAATTTGGAAAGATGTACCCGGATATATAGGGTTGTATAAAGTGAGTAATTACGGGCATGTAAAATCTATTAAGAAACAATTGGTTTTGAAAATATGCGGTTCCGGGAATAGATATAAAACCGTTGCTTTATGTAATGGGATGCGCAAAACGTTTCGATTACATAGATTAGTTGCGGCGGCTTTCATTCCGAACCCGGAAAACAAACCATGTGTTGACCATATCGACGGCGACCGAGCCAATAACCATGCAGATAATTTGCGTTGGGTTACATATTTGGAAAATAATAATAATCCTATTACGAAAAAGCGATTGAGCGAAAATAACGCAAAAAATATGCAAGGTAAAGAGGGCGTATTGCATCCAAATTCAAAACCCGTTAAGATGATGAAAAACGGAATTTGCTTCAAAACATATCAATCTATCCATTTAGCCAAAAAAGATGGGTTTAACGATACATTGATAATTCGATGTTGTAAAGGGCATATGAAAAAACATAAGGGTTATAATTGGGAATATATATAATAGACATAACAAAGGGGTTGTAACAAGGCGTTGCAACCCCTTTTTCTATTGAGCCATTTTTAGCCCGTTCCGGGCATTTTATTCCAAAGTGGATAATTTGCCCGTCCCGCTTGCAAAAGTCGCTTAAATAGAAAATTCCAAGAAAATAACTCTTTTGGAACCAAAAACGAAATTTTTTATAGGAAAACACGAAAATAAAAGATAAAACCTTTGGTATTTAAAATAAAGGTTGTATGTTTGCATCATCAAACAAGAACGACCGGGCGTTTTCCCGGAAAATAGAGAGCGAAACAATATGAATACTCAAAGCATTTATAACGGATTAGATTACACAACAAAAGAGATTAACCGCAATTTCAAAATTAAGGTAAACGGAATTGTAAACGGCAAAAAGGTTAATGTATTGGTTGGCGTGTCCGGTTTAATAAAGATTGTCGGCGATATTAAGTTAGTCAATCGCTTATTAAAACGTGCTTTCAATTGTTACGACGACAAAGAGGTTTGCAAATTGCGCCGAGGCGTTAAAATCACTTTCTATTATCAGTAAACAACGACGGGGCGTTTTCCCCGGAACAATATAAATTTTCAATCATGGCAAAGTACATTTTAGTTAAGAAAGTAAAGGGAAAGAAATACGAGTACCAAGTTATTGACGCCGATAGTAAGGCGATTGTATCAAAAAGAACGTCCGCCCGTGAATATGTGGCGTGTACCGCCGACGGGTCGTTTTATTTCGGTCGTTTGGATTTAATCGGCAAAGGCGACCACGGCAGACGGTTGAGCCATGTGACGGAAATATTGGCAAACCCGGAAAAGGCGTATAAAAAACAAATCGCATACTTTACGCCGGATTATCGGAGTATATGGATAGCCGAAAACCCCGCCGAACAATGGATTGCCCGAAACGTTGAATATGCGACAAAGGAAAAAGAGGAATTAAACGCAATTGCGTATTTGCAGTAATAACAAGCCGGGGGATTGCGCCCCCGGCATAACCATTTAGAGCGATGAATAAAACGAAACGTTACCGATTAAGTCAAGATATGTATAAGATAATCCAAAATGCAAACGGAGGGTTATTTTTGCTTTATACCCGGCACAATCCCGGCGATGTGTTGAACCTATTGTTAGACGGCAACGATATTGGGTTGATGTGCCGAATTGAGAGCCGACACGACCAATATTATAAGTATTGCAAAGTAATTACGGAGGGCGTACAATGAGCCGTAACAGAGAGCGACAACAAGAATTGCAGCCGGGGCGGGTCGATTACACCCGTACCCGGTTGGAGGCGTTGGGTTATCCGGTTACGGAGGTAAACGCCACGACCTTACAATTTACTTTCCGGGGTTCCCCGGTTACATTATACCCGTATTCCGGTTGGTTTACCGGGCGCACCGTTACCGATGGACGGGGAATTAATAACCTATTAAAACAAATACCCATGCGATTTGCATTAAGAAAACAAGAAAAGATAAAAGCGTATTTTGAGCCAAACGGGGACGAAATGTTGAACCGGATAAAAGAAAGTTTAACCCGGTATTTTTCCGCCGACCGTTCGGATTTCCCGGAGGGGTTCCGGGATATTGAAAGCGATTATAACCAATTGCCGGGGGAACCGTACCCGACTATTGCAATAAACGACGTCGGAAACGCCAACCGTATGATTGAGTTCTATGTTACCGGGAAACAATACGACGTTTACCATGTTGCGTTTAAGGGATTTACAAAGGGTTAATATATGGGAATGATAAAAAGGAATTGCGACAATTGCGGCAAAGAATACAACGCCGATACCCGGAATTTACGCCGAGGTTGGGGACGTTGTTGTTGTAAGAGTTGCGCCGCCCAATTGAGGGAAAAGAATAAACCCGGATATAACCCGGAACGGGTCGCCGTAAATAATGTACGTCGGGAATGTTGGACGGATTGCCCGGGAACCGAACGTTACCCGTTAAGTTATGACGGGGCGGATTTCGACCAATGGGGCGATTGTGAATTTGGAATACATGATTAAAAAGATAACCCCCGACGCAATGAAGTAACGCCGGGGGGTGGTACGCAGTAACCGAGAGCGATGTTTGAGGTTATGCGGTGCAACAAAATTAGTGCTTTTTATCTGTATTACAAGCGTCCAACGTGAACAAATAAAACTTTCAAAGGTTTTATTTTTGGTAATACAAATATTATTTATACTCTTGCAGAAACAAAAACCCACCGGGGGAGTACCCGGCAAAGATATGAGAATAAAAGAGAGCGATTTATTAAAACAATTGGCGACCGATAGCGGGAAAACAGCCAAACAAGTTTCCGAAATTGTCGTTTCGGAATTACTCAAAAACAAAGTTATTGAGGACACCCCGGAAAATTGGGGCGTTTCCGTTTTCGATGCAATAAACGAGGACGTAACCGAGGAACAAACCGCCAATTGTTATGCGGCTATTTCCGAGGCGTTGGGCGTGTATCTGAAACGGGTATATTTCATTGTCCCGGATTTGGATTTAATGGGTAACGACGATTGCCCGGAATGCGGCGGCGAAATGGAAGTTACCGACGGCGAATATAAACAGACCGGAGGCGACGGATATTTGACCCCGCCGGAATATACCGCAATTTGGGAGGAAATGACGTGTACGCATTGCGGACACAAAGAGAGCAACGAACCGAGTTATTAACAATAAAAGACTAAAGAAATGGCAGAAATGACGAAATTAAGAGTAAACGAGGCAATCGCACGGGCGCAAACCGCCGGAATTAAAGTTTATAAAAAAGAGGTTGCCGCCCGGTTATGGGAGGGACGCACCGAAAGCGCACAACAAGTTAATATGACTAACTTATGTAACGGAACGACTAAACAGATACGCCCGGAATGGGTCGTTATCATTTGCGAAATGTGTAATTGTACCCCTAATTATTTGTTTGGTTATGAAGAATAACGGGTTACAATGGTTTGAACGCATGGCGGACGTTATGTTTTCCGATAGGTTCCAAGCGAAAGCGATTATTGCGACGTTTGGGACGTTGGGCGTTGTTTGTCTGATTGGCGCATTTTGGAACCCGTGGCAATTGATGTTTGCGGGTCTGTGTGCCGCAATGGTATTATGTGGATTTTCAGAATTAAAAAAGAGTAGAAAATGAGAGCGAACAAAAAGAAACCGGAAAACCCGGTACAAAAGACGGTTGAAAGTTTGGGAGCCGTTCCCGCCGACCAATTCCCGGAAATTACCGAGGAACAACAACAAATAATCCCCCCGTTTGAAGCGGTCGAGGTTGAACAACCAACCGGAATATTTGAGATATTGCCTGGCATGACGGTTGAGGAAATGACGGCAATGTTTTTTGATGAAAAAACGTTGATTGAACCCCCGTATAAGGTTTGGCAATTGAATAGTAAGGGACACCGCTATTATTACCGATATGACGACAACGGGAACCCGGAGTTTTTCCCGTCGGTTACAACGATATTGTCCCAAACGTTACCCAAAGCCCCGCACTTAATACAATGGATTGCCAACAAAGGCATTGAGGAAGCGGAACGATACAAAGGCGAACGGGCGGCGTATGGTACGTTTATGCACGCCGCATTTGAGGAATTATTAATTAACCGGGCTTATGATTTGGACGGGTTAAAAGGCAAACTAAAAGAATATATTGAGGTTTACCGATTGCCGGACGATTTTATATATTATGCCGACGATTTGAAAAAGGACGTATTGGCGTTTGCTCAATTCGTATTAGATTACGACGTGCGCCCGTTGGCGGTTGAAATTGCTTTAGTGCATCCATATTACAAGTATGCCGGAATGATTGATTGCCCGTGTACCATGTTGGCAAAGATAGGCGGCGACGAACGTATTAACGCAATCGTCGATTTTAAGAGCGGACGCAAAGGATTTTACGAGGAAAGCGAGATACAATTAGGGATGTACCGGGATATGTGGAACGTCAATTTTGAGCAATTCCCCGTTACCCGTATTTTCAATTTCAGCCCGAAAGATTGGCGCAAACGTCCGTCGTACAATCTGAAAGAACAAACGGATAGCCCCAATATACGGAAAATCCCGTATCTGTTAGAAATTGCAGCCATTGAGGACGAAAAGAAAGATAATACGTTTACGTCGGTTAATGGTATGGTTTTATTGGATAATGCACCCGATTTGACGCAAAACGTAATATCCTTATCGTTGGCGGAATTGATTAAAACGAAAGCCCCAAAGGAGGCGACCCCGGACGAAAACACGGACGCCGCCGAGAAAGTCAAGGCGGATGCACCGGAACCGGAAAAGGAGCCAAAGAAAACAACCATTGTTAAACGTGCGCCCAAAAAGGCAAATGAGGCGGAAAAGAAGGCCGCCACGGGCAAAACGACCGCAAGGCGAGGTAATACCACGGAAAAGAAAGTAAAGCCCGCAAACGAGCCTAAAAAGCCCAAAAATGAAAGTAGAAAAAAGATGTTGAACGACGACCCCGAAATTTGATTGAGATATGAAAGGAAGAATAAAACGACCGGAGGCGCAACAATCCCGTTTAATATTGCCCCGTGTCGGTCAAATAAAAATCGGTATGAAAAACGCAAACGGTTATCCGCAAAGCGTTGATTACTTCATACCAACGGGAAAGTATGCCGGGTTATTTACGCAAGCATACGGCGAAAAGCCGCAAACAATACAAATTGTTTTCCCGGACGACGACCCGGCAAAAGTATGTAACGAACGTTACGAATACCGGGACGACGACGGGCGATTGATTGCGGCGGGCGATGGCGACACGTTCCAAGTATGGGACGGAAAGAAATACGAAACGTTGACAACGGAAAAGTACCCAAATTTAATGCAGTCAATAACGAAGCGTTACCCGAATAAAAAGAGCCGCCAACCGGATTGCGACGGTTGGGAGGTTACATTAACGCTGAACTTTATTGTTCCGTTGGTTCGTGGGGTTGCCGGGGTGTGGCAATTCGCCACAAAAGGCACGGCGTCCACAATCCCGCAAATTCGGGAAACGTTCGACGGTATGTTGTTTGAACGGGGCTTTTGCAAAGGCATTATCTTTGATTTGAATGTACAATTTGCCACGACGCAAAAACCGGGCGACCGTTCCCGTTTTCCCGTCGTGTCGTTGGTTCCCAATGAGAGTGCCGACAACGTATTGAAAGTACGCAAGGCATGGGAACCCGTTAAAGAATTGGAGGGCGGACACGATGGCAACAATTAAACAAATTGAAATACCCGTTGAAACGGTTATCCGGGTTAATAATATTCCGGTTAAATGTATGATTGCCGAATTTTGGCATGATTGCAAAGATTGTTTTTTCAATCAATACCCCGGAAGTTGTAAACGTATTGTTTGCAAGGCTGATAAAAGAACCGATAATATTAATGTTTATTTTACGGAGGTATGACAATACAGGATAGCAATTTTATAACCATATTAGCCCCAATGATTACGAAACTTAAATTGAAAGGTAACGAATTATTGGTTTTCGCTTTAATACATGGTTTTAGTCAAGACGGCGAAAGCCGTTTTAAGGGTTCATTGCGGTATCTTATCGAATGGACGGGATTAGATAAAAGCACGGTTATTAAGTTACTCAAACAATTAGTTGATAAGCAATATATTAATAAATTTGAGTACGAAAAAAACAAGGT